TTAGAAGGAACTGAAAGTACAAATTCAGGTGACTTTACAGCTGCAAACGATTTTAGAAAAATTACTTTAATTAAGGATCCAAACAATGCAAGTGGAACAGCTGCTTCAGCTGCAACACTAAGAGGAACGTATGCTGTGAAGATTGCAAGTTCTCCAACTCCAGGCACATTTACTGCTGATGAAGAAATCAATCAAGCAACTACAGGTGCTGTTGGTAAAGTTGTAGAGTGGGATTCTGTAAACGGTATTTTATATTACATTCAGACAAGACATAATGATGCTGGTGCTGATAGTAATGGAAATGTAACTGCATTTTCAGGTGCAAACGTAATTACTGGTCAAGGTTCAAGTGCAACTGGAACACCAGAAACATCTCAAAGTGGAACAGTAAACAATGTAACATTTACTTCAGGTTATGCTGCTCCAGAATTACAACATGACTCAGGTGACATTATCTATGTTGAAAACAGAACAAAAATTACAAGAGCAACTGATCAAACAGAAAATATAAAATTAATCATTGAGTTTTAATATAGAGGAAATATATGCCAAGTCCAACTGATTTTAATGTCAGTCCTTATTATGACGATTTTACAGAGTCAAAAAAGTTTCACCGTATTCTTTTTCGACCTGCATTTGCTGTACAGGCTAGAGAATTAACTCAATCCCAAACTCAAATACAAAATCAAATAGAAAGACTATCAGATCATCTTTTTGATAAAGGTGCAATGGTCATTCCAGGTGAAATTGGATATGATTTAAATTACTATGCTGTTAAATTAACATCTAAATCAAATTCAACAATCGCTGATTATATTGGTAAAACTATAACAGGTGGCACATCATTAGTTACTGCAAAAGTAGTAAATGCTGTTGCAACTGATGGTACTGATCCAGACACTTTATTTGTAAAGTATTTTAATTCAAACGGAACAGATAATACAACAATTGCTTTTTCAGATGGTGAAACATTAACTGCTTCATCGGGTGATACAGCTGTTGTAAATACAACTGCAACTGGTTCAGCTGCACAAATACAACAAGGTGTTTACTACATTAATGGTTTTCATGTTCAAGTTTCTGCTCAAACATTAATCTTAGACAAATATACAAATACTCCAAGTTATAGAGTAGGTTTAACGGTTACAGAATCTTTTGTAACACCTGGTGATGACACAAGTTTAAATGATAATGCACAAGGTGTTTCAAATACAAACGCACCTGGTGCTCATAGATTTAAAATAGAATTAACACTAGCTAAAAAAACTTTAACAAGTACTGAAGATAATAACTTTTATGAATTATTAAGATTATCAAGTGGTACTTTACAAAATCAAGTAAGATCAACTGAGTACGCTGTTTTAGAAGATACTTTGGCAAGAAGAACATTTGACGAGTCTGGTGACTATATTGTAAAACCATTTGACATAGATGTTAGAGAACATTTAGCATTAGGTAATAATAGAGGTATCTACACATCAGCAAATGGTGGCGATACTACTAAACTTGCTGTAGGATTTTCTCCTGGAAAAGCATATGTAAAAGGATATGAAATAGATACTATAGCTACTACTTATATTGATGTAGATAAGGCTAGAGATTTTGATACACAAAACAACTTTAGTACAAGATTTGATATTGGTAACTATATTAACGTAACAAACGTTTATGGTACACCAGATATTGCTTCTGCATCAGGTGTTGAACCATTTAAAGGATTAACCCTACATAACGTGGCTACAAGTTCACGTGGTAGTGCTAACTCAGGATCAGATTCATCTATTACTACAATTGGTAGAGCAAAAAGTAGAGGTTTTGAATATGCAGCTGGTACTGCATCAGCAAACATATTTTCAAGTTCATCTTTAACCAGTGCAATTTACAGACATTATCTTTTTGATATTGTTTTGTTTAAACATTTAAATATAACCACTGCACAATCATTTACTGATGGAGAAATTGTAACAGGTGGCACATCAGGTGCAACAGGTGTTGTACAAGAATATTCTTCAACAGAAAGTGGAACTATATCTGGTTCAGGTGTTACACAAGCAAATCCTGGAGTAGTTACAGTTACAGGACATAACTTTAAAGAAGGTCAACAAGTTACAATTACTGGCGTTTCAGGTATGACAGAATTAAACGGTAACGTTTATACAGTAAGAAATCCAGGCACAAATGACTTTGAATTATATGATACAGACGGTACGACTTCGATAGATACTTCAGGCTTTTCAGCATGGAGTTCTGGTGGTACAGTCGCTCATGGTGTTGTTGTAATATCAAACGTACAAGGTGACTTTGTTGCTGGAGAAACTATTACAGGAGGCACCTCAAGTAACACAGCTGTTATTCAAGCAGATGCTGTAGGATTAAAAGGTGTTACATCATTTGATTTACCATCAGTTAAACAAGTTGCAATGTCTGGTAGTCCAACATTTACTGCTGATACAGCATTAGATGCTACATATGGAGATAACTTAGTGTTAACAGGATCAATTGACGTTGGTTCAGGTTCTGCTGATGTACAAGGTATTAATACAAGATTTACTGAAGAATTAAAAGTTGGTGATTCAATTTCATTTACAAATGATAGTGGTAACACAGAAACAAAATTAGTAGAGGCAATTATATCTAATTCAAGTTTAACTTTATCAAGTGTAACTGCAGCTGCTTCTACAAAAACAATTGTAACAAGAAGAAGAGCAAAATCACAATCACCTGAAAAAAATGTTTCTATATTCAAACTTCCTTATACAAATATTAAAACATTAAGAACAACTGCAAATGGTAATGCTTCAGATACAAGTTATACATTTAGAAAACATGAAATTAAATCACTAACTGGAGATGGTATTGGAACATTTACTGCTGGTGTAGATGAAACATTTGCTGATTTATCAGAAAATGATTTTACTATTTCAATTACAAGTTTAGGTTCTGGCGGCTCTGGTGCTGTAGGTGATGTATTAAGTTTGACAGGAAATAACCATGAAGGAACTGCAATCTTTTCTTTAAATGTTGCTAAAACACAATTAACTATTGACTTTGGTGCTAACTACGCTTCACATGACGTTAAAGCATTATTAACTATAAACAAATCTGTAGGAACTTCAAAAGGTAAAACATTAAATTCAAATGAAACACTTGCTGTATCAACACAGGCAACAATTGAAAGTGGAACTATTGGATTAGCAAAGGCTGATGTTTACAAAATTAATAACATTTACATGGCCGCTGATTTTAGTACAGCTGCAACTACAAGTGATACAGACATTACAAGTAGATTTGATTTAGATAACGGTCAAAGAGATAACTTCTATGACATTGGTAGAATTAAATTAAAATCAGGTGAAGTAACACCAACAGGACAATTATTAATTGATTTTGATTACTTTTCTCACAGTTCTGGTGATTACTTTGATGTTGATTCATACTCAGGTGTTATTGATTACGAAGATATTCCATCTTACACTTCATCAACAACAGGTGTTAGATATGAATTAAGAGATAGTTTAGATTTTAGACCAAGAGTTGATGATGCATCAACAATAGATTCAGGTGTACAAGACAGATCATTTGATGGTTCAGGTGCTTCAGTAGTACAACCAATTAAATTTAATTCAGACGTAAGATCAGATTTTGAATACTATTTAGGAAGAGTTGATAAAATATTTTTAGATAAAGATGGTAACTTTAAAGTTTTAAAAGGTGCAAGTTCATCATCTCCAAGAGTGCCTGGAGAGTTAGATAATGCAATGCATCTCTACACATTATTTTTACCTGCATATACTTTAGATACATCTGAAGTTGGTATTGAACATGTAGATAATAAACGATATACAATGAGAGATATCGGCCGTATCGAAAGTAGAATAGATACTGTTGAATACTACACTCAACTTTCGTTGTTAGAAACAGCTGCACAAAATTTACAAATACAAGATGCTGATGGTTTTGATAGATTTAAAAATGGATTTGTAGTAGATAATTTTACTGGTCACAATATTGGTGACGTGGGTAATAGAGATTATAAAGTTTCAATTGATTATGCAAACGGTGAAATGAGACCTACATTCCATGAAGACGCTGTAAAACTTATTGAAAGAGATGATGATGGTACAGAAATTATTGCAACAGATAGAGCAAATGCAAACTATACTAAAACAGGTGATCTAATAACTTTACCTTATATAGAACAAACTTTGATAGATCAACCTTATGCTAGTAAAGCTATCAATGTTAATCCATTTGGTATATTCACATGGATAGGTGCAATCGAATTAACACCTCCAGGTGATGAATGGAAAGAAACAGAAAGAGCGCCAGAATTAGTTATTAATAATCCTAATGGTAGTTGGGATAACTTAACAAAACAAACTGGTAATAGTGGACAATTATCTGAGTTTCCTATGTCAACAGTTTGGAATTCATGGCAAGATACATGGACAGGAAGACCTGTTGAAACAGAAAGAAGACGTGTTGGTGATACGTATAAGAAAAGAGGTGGTCATGGATGGAGAGTCATGGCAAAAGAAGAAGTAACCACAGCTCAACAAGTATCACAAACAAGAACAGGTATTAGAGCAGTTGCAATACCAGAAACAGTTAGAACATCAATTGGTGATAGAGTTGTTTCAGTTGCATTTGTTCCATTTATTAGAAGTAAAACAATTACATTTACTGCAACAAGATTAAAGCCAAATACAAGAGTTTATCCATTTTTTGATAACATAGATATTGCTTCATATGTTACGCCTGACGGAGGATCATTAGGTGGTAATTTAATAACAGACGCAAATGGTAAAGTTGAAGGTACATTTGCTATACCTGATCCAAAAGTGGATGCAAATCCTAGATGGAGAACAGGTCAAAGATTATTCAGATTAACAAGTTCATCTACAAATAGTCAAACAAACTCGGATGTGGAAACAGCTGCAAATGCTGAATACATTGCAAGAGGTTTATTAGAAACTGTAAGAGAAACTATTTTATCAAGTAGAGAAGCTCGTGTTGAAATGAGAAGTGTAACAGAAAATCAATCTATCACAAGAACATCTACAAGAACAAGTGAAAGACAAATTGCATACCACGATCCACTTGCTCAAACTTTTTTAATTGATGATGAGGGTGGCGTATTCTTAACTTCAATAGATTTATTCTTTCAAACAAAAGATAGTAGTATTCCAGTTACAGTACAGATACGAAATGTTGTAAATGGTTATCCTGGTCAAAAAATATTACCATTCTCAGAAGTTACTTTAAATCCTGGTTCAGTAAATACAAGTACAGATGGTACAACTGCAACTAAATTTACATTCTCTAGTCCAGTTTATATACAAAACAATGTAGAGTATTGTTTTGTTGTAATGGCTAATTCACAAGATTATAATGCTTACGTAGCAAGAATAGGTGAAACATCATTAGACTCAAATAGAACAATATCATCACAACCATATGCTGGTGTGATGTTTAAATCTCAAAACGGTATGACATGGTCTGCTGAACAAAATGAAGATATGAAATTTAAATTAAGAAGAGCAGAATTTAGTAACGTTACAGGTACGGTTACACTAACTAACGATACTTTACCAACAAGAACACTTAAAACTAATCCTTTAAGAACAACAAATGCCTCTGGAGTAATTAGAGTGTTTCATCCAAATCACGGAATGCATGGTACAAATAATAGAGTTACAATTGCTGGTGTTCCAAGTGGAACATATAACGGTATTGCTCATAGTGATATTAATGGAACATATACATCTATTTCAAACGTTACATTAGATAGTTACGATATAACAACTTCTGGAACTGCAACAGCTACTGGTGATATTGGTGGCACAGCTGTTACTGCAACACAAAATAGATTGTTTGATGTACTTAACTTAGGTGGTATACAAACAATGGTAGTGCCTGGTACAAATGTAGATTACTTTGTAAGAACAACTACAGGTAAATCAATACACGGTTCAGAATCAGAATTTACTTTAACAACAGCTGCAAATAAAGTTGCCGTAATTAATAACGATAACATTGCCTTTACAGCACCTCAAATGGTCGCAAGTGAAATTAATGAGTCTGGAGATACTGCACTAGCAATTGCTGCTAACGTTGGTGGTAAATCATTCTTTACAACTTTAGAAATGACTACTACAAATACTAAACTTTCTCCAGTATTAGATACTCAAAGAATGAGTATCTTTACAATTTCAAATAGATTAAATAGTGCTACATCAAGTAACACACCAGATTTTGTTGATGACATTACTAACACAGGAACATCATCAGCTGCTGTGTACTGCACTAAACCAGTTATTTTAGAAAATAACTCTAAGGCATTAGACATAAGATTAACTGCAAATATTAGAGCAACATCTGAAGTAGAAATGTATTATAGAGTTTCAGGACCAGATGAAGAAAGACAACTTGACGATATAAGTTGGACACCATTTAACACAGACGGAAGTCCTGACGCATCTATTACTCCTGCTGAAGATGATACAACATTTAGAGAATACAAATATTCTGCAAGTGATATACATGACTTTACATCATTCCAACTTAAAATAGTAATGAAAGGAACTAATTCAGCATATCCGCCAGTATTAAGAGATATGAGAGGAATTGCATTGGCTATCTAATATGAGTAAATTACAAGTTGAAGGTTTTGCAAGTTTAGTAAGAGATACAAACTCTAACGCAATTGTAAATGTAAATAAGTCTGAATATCAACTTTATATGAATAGACGTAAAGCAAGAGAAAAACAAAGTGATGTATTAAGAGATACAGTAAAAGAAATAAATACTTTAAAGAGTGAATTATTTGAAATTAAAAAATTATTAAAAGAGGTAATTAAAAAATAATGGCCGCAAGAACAATAGCAGCAACAGATACACTTGAAACGTTTAGAACGGAGTTTAATGCTCTATCTGAAAACGATTTTGGTGATATTGGTGCATTAAATCCAAGTATTTCTGCAACATCAGTAATTGGTGCTGTAAATGAATTGTATTCATCTATTGCAGGAAGTTTATCATTTGATATTACTGATGGCTCTAATACACAATCAATTTCAAACACTCAAGCAATTACTTTCGCAAGTACAGCTAATCAAATTAATGCTGTAGTTTCTGCCACAGATACAATTACATTTTCTTTACCAAGTGATGTAACAATTACAGGAGAATTTACTGCACAAGGAACTGGTACACATTCGTTAGGAACTATTCAAGTTGCTGGTAATACAATTAGTTCATCAGATACATCTTTAATTACAGTTAATGATAGTTTAACTGTAACTGGAACATTAACAGTAAGTACTATTAATAGCAGTTCAGGAAGTATTACAAGTAATGCAAATATTCAAACTTCTGGTTATTTCTATACACAAAGTTCCAATGGTATTGTTTTTGAAGGTACTACAGACGATAATTTTGAAACTGATTTAGTTGCTATAGATCCTACAGCAGATAGAACAATAACTTTACCAAATGAAACAGGTACAGTTGTAACTACAGGCAGTTCTGGTGTTGTTACAGGAACAATGATTGGTACAGATACAGTTGGGGAAGCAAATATGGCCAATGATGCAATTGGGCAAGATCAACTTAAAAACGTTGTTACACTACAGATTTTAAACTCATCAGGTGTAGTTGTAAAAACACTATATGGAGCAGGAGCATAAAATATTATAAATAGATTTATTAATATTAAATAATGGAGATATTATGGCAGTTAGAAAACCTTTATATGAAGTAAGTGGAAATTTAAGAGAAATGTCAACTGCAATGGTTGACTCGATAGTAGATCAAGTAATTTATCAATATTCTTTAAATCCAAGTGTAACTTTATCAGTAGTTGGTTCAGGTGGAAACTTAGGAACAATTACAGATACTAGAAAACAAGCTGGTTCTTATTCAACAAGCACAACAGCATTCCCAAGTGAGGCTACAACAGCAGAACCTAGTACAGTAACAGTAAGTTACTCAAAAATAAATTCATCAACAGCATCTGTATCACCAACAACTGATACAGGCAAAACTTGGCCATCATATTATAATGCAAGTGGTCAAATTCAAGCAATGAATTTACAAGATGTAAAAGATACATTTTTACACCCAGCGATAGATTTATTAACAGCTGCAACAACCACTACACAACAAGCAGGTACTTATTTTATTTCAAGTTCTTCATCTGTTGCTGGTGCAACTGAAGTAAGTGGTTCAGCAACAGCGATATTTACAGATACAAGAGCTGATACAAGTTTATATACTGCTGGTGGTATTCCAGAAACACTGGATCAACCAACAACAATTACAAATTATTATTTACATAGAGTAAATGGTTCAGCACCTAGTTTTACGTTGCCATATTATGTTAATGCATCAAATAATATTCAACAGTTTACATCTGCTACATTTAATTCCTTATTGCAAGAATGGATTAGATATACAGCAGCTTCATCTGCTGATGGCTATTCAATTAGTTATAATTTAGGAACATCTGGTTCTGGTAATACAAGAGGTTCTGGAATGGGTGATACTATTTTAAATGGTTCTGGTAACTATCAACAATTGTATGTAAACACAGACGACTATAGAGCACAAGAATTTCCAGATGGAACAGCAGTAACAGCGAATACTTATTATTTACGTATAAATAAATCTTAGTATGAATATATTATTGACGGGCAGTGAAGGCTTTATAGGCCAACACTTATATAATTTTCTTAAAAACAATCATAAAGTAATTTGTATAGACAAGCAAACAGGTAATGATTTATTAACCTGTGATTTAAAGTATAATGTAGATTTAGTTATACATCTTGCTGGTCTGTCGGGTGTGAGAGATAGTTTAGAAAGACCTACAGAATATTGGGAGCAAAATGTAATTGCAGGTCAAAGACTTTTTGATTATTTTAAAGATACTAGAATCTTATATGCTAGTTCATCAACTGCACATGAGCCATGGAGAAATCCATATGCAATGAGTAAATATGGTTTAGAACAAGTAGCACATGCAAACAGTTTAGGTATGAGATTTACAACTGTATATGGTCCTAATGCTAGAGAAAGTATGTTAATACCAAGAATATTAAGAAATGATGTTCCTTTTATTAATACAAATCATAGTAGAGATTTTATACACGTTAATGATTTAGTGAGAGCGATAGATAGTTTGGCACACTCTAATTTAGCTGGAGTAACTGATATTGGTACAGGTGTAACAAATAAACTTTTAGATATAGTGGATTATTTTAAAATTAATTGTCAACGTGTTGTGGGAAATATGTTTGAGCGATTAGACAATAAGGCTGATAATACTTTACTATATAATATAGGATGGCAACCAACGATAAATTTATTTGAATATATAAAGGAGAACAAAAATGTTAACTGAAGAATTTTTAAAAGATAATTTTTTAACTGCATATTTTATAGATAACGAAAGAAAAAATATAGAAGTGCAAACAACAACTGAAGATAAAAAATCAGTATTTACAACTATTATACCATACGAAGAAAATAATCCTCAATATCAAGCACTTACAAAGTATATGAATATTGATCAATTACATGAGTCAACATATCAAAAAAATAAAACAGAAAAAGAATTGTTTGAAAATAGTGTTATAGAGATAGCAAAGAAAAGTGGTCTTTTAATAGATAACAGTAAGGTTGATAGTAGTACTTTTTCTATGTTAATAAAAACAATGTTTGAGGATTTGGATAATACAGATCACCTTTTTGCATTAAAGTTAGCATTATTTGAAACAGATACAGTAATTAACTCTAAAAATAATGAAGAAAAAAGTAAATTAAGAAAATCAAAAAATAAATTAGAAGTGATTCAATCAGCTTTAAATTTATTTAAATAGTTTGTCCACCAACCTGTCCAACCGTCTTCTAATAAATGCTGCATTTGACCAAAAGTGCATACACTAAATTTATCTAATGGTTTTTTATCATATTGATGTTCCTTAATGGAATAACAAAAATTATCAAAAGTTTTGTACTCAATCTCTTTGTAAAAAAATTCATCTATACTTATAGGGTATTTTTTTAAATAAAAATCTTTATTTAATATAAATTTTTTCCATATATGTGAAACATCTCCAGTCCATGATATAATAGATGAATTTAAAGGTGTATGAGCAGACTCTCTCCACCATGTGTCGTCTAATAGTGTAAAATTCTTTCTTATAAGATTAGGTACTTTTTTATATATGACAACATCTAAATCAAAATATATATTATGATGATCTCTAAATAAATCAAACATTTGAAGCTTATTATACATATTGTTAAATAGATTTTTATCTATAATTTCAAATTTATCATAGGTTATACCTGAATAATTATCAATCATGTGTTTCAAATTATTTACATGATTGCTATTATATTTTTTGCCCCACATAGCACATATAATTCTTGTTTTTAAATTAGATTGTTTTTTAAAAGTTTCTGGTATTTTTATAATTTTTTTAGTAGAACCACTTTCTGGTTTGGTTGTACAATAATATTTACAATAATTTGGTGCATTATTAGGATTGTTTTTTAACATATACCACCACTCCTTATATAAATCACCATTTAATATATCTTCAATAGAATCATTATTGTCAATATGCCATTTTGATTCATAAAACTTACTTAAAACTGGATCGTTTCTACCAACTGGACTATCAATCCAACAACACGGTACTAAAAATCCTGTGGATGTAAATGCCATTTGTCTATTTTTGTGAATACATTTTGGTACAAATTTTTTATTTTTCATTTTTTAAATATTCTCTTATTGATAAATCATTTTGTGGTTTTGGTATATAATATTTTTTTGATGTTGGTTTTAACGGATCATCTTTAGTGAATCTGGATGTTAATAATAAGTCAAATTTTATTTTGTGACTTTCGCTTATTTCTTTTGCTTGTAGTATATGATTCTCGTTATAGTTAAAAACAATGTATTGCCAGACACACTTTATACCTTTGCTTTTAGCTAATAACATCATTTTAAATAATTTAACTCCATCTTGGTTAACTCTATACTTATGACTTTCTTCAGGTAATCCATCAATACCAAAAGTCCATTGTGCATTTTTATTTGCTTCAAATGCTTCATTCCACCATTTTTCTTTTCTATGGGATGCCGCTACGTGTACCGAAGTTGTAATTTTTTTATTATTACATATTTTTAAAAATTCTATGAAGTCATTATTCATAGTAGGATCTGATACTTGACCACAAAAATTTATGTATTTAAAAAAATTTGCTATTTTTTTAAATTGCTCTATTGTTATATCTTTTCCAGGAATTGGCAATCCTCTTCTTCTTAATTTTGTTCTACTACATTGTGAACACTCTAAAGTACATCTAGCTCCAATGTCTATATTTACACCCTTATAAGCATTGTTCATTATTTCCAATAGTCCTTTATAAAAATTGATTTACACTCATTTACTGTTTTTCCCACACCAGTAAAATGTATTACTTTCAGATTTTCATTTACTTCATCTAATATCATATAGTCTGTATCAAATTTTTGACTATATATTTTATTCAATTGTAAATTTTTTTTGAAATCATTTGTATATTTACCTAACCATTGTTTAGGTGTTGTAGTTAGTTTGATTTTATGTTCTTGTATTTTCCAATTAACGTAATTTTGTTCTCCATAATATTTTGCATGTACATCACCATTATTGTAATAATGCAGCTGCCAATATTCTGGATTAAGTGAGAAGTCATCCCATATACTTTTTAAACTACCTGATTTAAATTTGTAAAATCCACCATTTAATTTTAATTTGTTATCCCACCATTGCCCGTAACTTATTAATTCATTGTCCTGTACAGGAAAGTTTAATAATTCATCTATGTTATTTACTATTACCTGATCTATGTCCATTATAATGATGTCATCATTAGGCTGTTGATAAGCAAATTGAGGACTAAAAAACTTTAATTTATGCCAGTGTTTTACTATATTACTATTATGGTTATAAGGTAAAACAATATCAGCTTCAACATCCGTATCACTTAAACATATAAATTGAAAAGGTATTGTACTATTTCTTTTTAATGATCTGTAAAGTTTTGAAACGTAATCGGGTGTATAGAAACCTTTAAAATAAACTGTACAAATTTTAAGCATTGTATGCTCTCCAAACAATGTCAAATTTTTTGTTTATTGTGTGGCACATAATTACATCTTTTGGTATAAAATATTCAGTACCAAAAAAGTAATGCCACTTATTGTCTAACCACTGTACATCTACTTTGTTTTCTGCAAGTTTAACTGCAAAAAGTGTTTCATTATCCCAACCAAAAAAGTTTGTTATTTTTTTTGAAAACATATCATGGCCTGTTGTTAGTTTACTCATTTCTTTTATATTTGAATCAAAGTTGTCAAAGTATTTTAATTGTTGTAGATATTTTTTACTTGCACCAACAATACCTGTGTTTACAACTTTATGATTTGGATTTAAATTTCTATCTAACAACATTGCTTGAGCATTGTAGTATTTTGATGTTGGACTACGAATAGTTTGTGAATATTCAGTTATCGCTTCCATCTTAATTACTTTATGTGTATTGTGATGAATGGTTATACCTTTTGATAAATCCCAAGTTTCAAAAAAGTTGTCTGATTTCATAGGCACAACATCAAAATCTAAATAAAGTATTTCATCATATTCTTTTGATAATTCATATAGTAAATGTAGTTTATAAAAATTAACTATATTATAGGTTGTAAGAAATGGATATTTTGATTGTAAGTTATCTTTGTATAATATAAAATTAGTATCATATTCAAACATTTTGAAAGGCACATTTATTTGATCAGCATACCATTGTTTGCAGGCTATTAGTTTAGTGTAGTTTTGTTTAAATGCATTTTTAGTTACATAATTTATTGGTGTATGATTTTCTTTAAGTATATTTTTGTCAAATATATCTAATTCATCTTTAGGAATGTCAATGTAAAAACTATATATTATTCTTTTCATATTTTCCTATAATTGTAAATCGTATACCTTCTCTATTTGTTTCAATTAATTCTTTTTTTAGTAAAATTTTTATATCTTTTGGAAGTTGGTTTTCAAATTCATCTAAAGAGTTTACACAATTAATATGATCTTTAATATTTTTGTTACTATGTGATTGAAATGCTATATAAGTATTCTGTTTAATTTTGTTCCAAAATGGCCATTCTTTCATAGGTTTCATATGTTCACAAGAAGTATTAATTAAAAGATCAGTTTTTTCTATACGATCTTTTATTGTTTCAAAAATATCTAAGTGGAAAAAATCTACGTTATTATGATTTCTAAAAATATTTTTACCAATTTGTATTGCAGATTTGTCCATATCATATCCTGTTATATTTTTTACTTTATTAGCTAATACTCCTGCTATAATAGAGTTGAACCAACAGCCTAGGACACTTACATTACAGTTTTTATTTACTATATCTAATAGATTAATATATTCTAGTAGTTTTAGTTTACTTTCAAACTGCGTATAGTTTAAGGAATCAAGTAAATGTTTTGAATTATTAAATTCATTATTATATGCTTGTTTTATTATTTTTTTAAAAAAATCTAAATCTATTGTATTATTTTCTAAATCAATCATTAAAGTATTTTTCCAATCCTATATATCCATTATCATCTAGTTTGTAAGTACCGTCTTTATATTTTTTTCTTTTCCATCCATTAAAAATACAAATATTATAATCTTCGTTATAAAAGTATTTTACCTTACTGATAGAATCATAAGGATTATAATAGTTATTTTCATCTATTCCATATAAACGTGAATATACTTCTCCTCTAGGTAACCAATTAAGTTTATCAAAATGATGAATATACAAATACGGATCCGTTCCATTGTACATTAAAGCATAATGATCTAAATTATCTTTAAATTTTTTCCAAGCCCAGGTACAATCGCCTTTCCATATCATAACCGAAGCATTCAAATCCATATCATAGTTTGGTGCTTGTGGAGTTTTTAAATGAAAATGCGGTTTCCAATAAGCTTTGACAAAACATATTTTATTGTCAACACAGTATTTTGGTAAGTGAGTTATATCATTTTGTATAATAATATCCAAATCAAAATATATTGTTGTTTCTTTTGTAGGCTTTTCAAAAAATGAATGAAGTTTAACCCAATATGGATAGTCCTCGGTCTTGTAATCTTCCCATTCTTTTGGTAACGGTACTATTTTAATATCTTCGTAAATTTTTTCAGAATTTTCTGTGTGACAATAGAAATCAAATTTTTCTTTAAAGTTTTTTTTTACCATTCTGTACAAACGATTTACGTGTTCAAAAGAAAATTTATCACCATACTTTATACATACTATTTTCATTTTCTTATCATCCTATCGTTTATAACTAACAAATCTAAAGCTGTTCTGTTAAATGTATTTATTGCCTGTTTAGGATTCTCTACTATAGGTTCCTGACAATTAAAACTAGTATTTAATAACATAGGTATACCTGTTATTTTATAAAACTCATTTATGATATTATAAAATTTTTCATTAAATTTTTTATTAACTGTTTGTATTCTAGCAGTACCATCAACGTGTGTAATTCCAGGCACTTTATCAGTTTTAACTTTACATATTCTACTCATATACGGACTAGGTAATCTTGTATCAAAATATTCTTTGTAATGTTCTTCTAATACTGTAGGTGCAAATGGTCTAAAGTCTTCTCTCATTTTAATTGTACTATTAATAATATCTTTAATATTTGGATTGCGTGGATCCGCAAGTATTGATCTATTTCCTAATGCACGATTACCACTTTCTGATTTTCCTTGAAACCAACCTACTATTTTACCGTCAGCAATGGCCTGTGCAACTTCTTTATAATTCACTTCTTTACCTTCATTGTATTCATAATCTTTACCTGCAAATGTTTCTGATTTATGTATATTGTTGTTTAGTACGTAATCAGCGTGTTGATATATGCCTATTGCCTGACCTTCATCACCTACAGCAGGTGGTACAAATACATTTTCATAATGCTTTGTAAATTCTTCGTTCATATATCCATTATAAGCAACACCACCTGCAATACAAAGATTATTACAACTCTTTAACGGATACACATGTTCTTTTATCTTATCTATTGTAAATTTTTGTAGTGTAAATGCTAAATCTTCTTTACCAAATTTTTCTAAATTAATTAGTTTACTTTTTTTTTCATTTTGTAATAGTAAATCAAAAATATTATAGTAATAATCATTATAACTACCATATCCAACAAGTCCCATTAGTTTACTTGCGCCAAGTGATCCAAAACCTGTTAATTTCGACATATCGTTCCACAATCTTCCTAAAGGTAAATGTTTTGACATATCTATTATGTTCTCATACTTGTCTATAAAAATACTTTTAAAGTTATATCCCATACCATCTATTGCAAAAATATCAGATTCTTTAAAATTTGAGTTTAGATAGGCATATGTAGAGTGTGCTTGATGGTGATCTATGTAGTAAATATTATTTTTATTATAGTGGTCCCATAACTTTTTAGGTTTAAAATTTAATAGTTCTTTATCAAAAGGACTGTTGATACTTTTTAATCCACCTTGTGTAAAAGAAAAGGCCAGTATATAATCTTTATTTTTTTTAAAATATTCATTATAAAAATCTATACTTAATCTGTAATCATCAATGTTCATTTTTTGCTCATCACTATGGTGTGGATATGCGTCTAAATGTAACGGCACATTGTGTTTGAATCTGGTATATCTTTCTCTTTGATTATGAAATATACCATCATACGTATTGTGATCATGTAAGTTTAATGCGACACTATAAATTTTCATAAATTAAATCAGCTATTATTTTTTGTCCTTCAGCATTTGGATGTCTGTCTTGTTCAGATATAAAATGAGTATTTTGATCTAGTTTATTATGAATAGAATAACCTCCTATACCTTTTTCAATCGGCCAACCAATAAATCTTTTTTCATCAATTTTTTTAGAAATTGAATTGGTTAATAGTGTTTTTAAATCTAAACCACTTATCATTTGTACTTGTTTATATGGTAAATCATATCTTTCACAAAAAATTTGAAACATGTAAAAATATCTTAGACTTCTACAAGTATAATACTTTGAGTCTCCTCTATCATCATTTCTTAAATTTGTCCATATATTGTTAGTTTGATAGTCACGTCTTGGTGCTCTAGACCAGGCTGGTATAACTAGTCCTATATTTTTCATATTGTTTGACAAATATTCAATTAACGTAGAAAAAATATATTCTTGTCCTGAGCCACTATAACTCAAATTAACACAATCCATATTGAGTTTATTTGCTAATATTTCGGGCCATTTAGGCCAAGAACAATCCATATTAGGATGAAAAATGGAATTAAATTTTTTATAACTCCAACTGCAACCACTAACTAGTAATATTTTTTTCATTTATGTAAAATTCTTTTATTTTGTTTATTATGTAGTCTTGTTGATTAATTGTTAGACTATGATAGCATGGTAAACTTAAAATATTATTACAAACATATTCTGTCTTAGGTAATTTTATGCTCGAGTTAAAAAGATGTGTAGGTTCTCTATAATTAATATTTGTAGATATACCATTATTCAAAAGATACTTTTTTAACTTATTTCTGGTATTAATAGGAGTTTCGAT